TACTACGCATAGCAATTTGATATTGAATCTAACTACAGCAAACTTAAACTTTGCTAACACGTTGGTACAGAATGTCACTGCTACAGGTAATGTACAAGGTAGCAATGTCGTAGCCACGACTTATGTCGTAGTCGCTAACGATACAGCAGCAAACATCGCTAATGCTACAGGTGTCTTGGGTGCTATGATCGCTGTCAATGATCAAGGTGGAGAATTAGCATACTGGAACACTACAGATAGCGTGTTCAAATATGTCAGCAATGGAGCGAACGTATAATGGAAAGTCTAATAGCGTGGGTAAAGGCATTACCTGGTTGGTTATCCACGTTATTTGACGTATTGTTGATCACTGTGATTTTCGTCACAGCGTTCACATTGATACTTGGAGTATGGCTTGGATTCTGTATCACACGCAAGCGCATGAACAGCATTGTAGAGTTACAGTTCTTACCACCCAAGATAACATTTAAAGATAAGCAACCTGAATAAATACACTAGTGAGATGACGTTACTTTCTATAGTTCGTCTCTAATAGTACTTACAATCTACGCCATAGGTTGTGCCGTTAAAATCGTCATCTCACACTTTTTATTTGACTACATTATCTCATATAAATATATTTGTTAATCATATAAAATATATCCTTACTGTAGCCCGATACGATTAAAAGTATTGGGCTTTTTATTTTGTAAATACTATATGGAACTAAAATATAGGCACGATATAGTCAAACTAGTCAAACATCAAGGTATAGGTATAGAACTTGGTGTCGCTAAGGGCGAGTTCGCAGAACGCATACTTAAATCAAATCATCTTAGTGAGTTTCACGGTGTAGACAAATATGATGATCACCACAATGAGCAAGAATACCAAAATACATTGAAACGATTGATGGTATATAAGAACTATACATTACATCGCATGTATTTCCATGAAGCATTAGAATTATTTCCAGACAATCATTTTGATTTCATCTACATAGATGGATATGCCCATACTGGACAAGACAATGGTAAGACACTATATGATTGGTATGGTAAATGTAAACACAATGGTATATTTGCTGGTGATGACTATACACCACAATACCAAAAGACTATAGACAGTGTAAACAAGTTCGTGAAAGAACATGATTTAGAACTACATGTTATAAACTGTAGCGAAAATACCGTATGGAGTAGAAATCCTACATGGTACGTGGTCAAGAGATAGTACCCCGAATCGGAGCCCGTTCGGGATCACACGGGAAAAAAACCTAGATGTACCACCTAGGGAACTCCTGCTACTGCTTACCGAGAAGCATCATTATTATTTAAGTTGAGATGTAGTAGTTCGTCTACTCGGGAGGCCCTAGCGTATCGGCGTCAGATACGTTGCCACCAAGAGGATTGCCTTAGTTATGCGAGTATGTTACGATACTCTTCAGTTTCCGTAGCCTAGCGGTTGCGCATCAACCCAGACATCTCAATGATATTTAAGATTGTGAAGTTATTACATTTTGTCTTGCGAAATAGGTTACATTCCGCATCGTCAACATCTTTAGCACCAACGATCTGTTCCTTGTTGGTGTCATCATCGTCATGATCTGTATATTGTATCAGATATTGTGGCATAAGATAAAAGCCGATTCGCGCACACCTCGGCAAACAGTGTAATGAAGGCTAAGTACTAACCTCGCGCTAAAATGATCAACATAATATTGGAGTGAATGAGCGCGTTGATCATTTAATAGTTAGTATACATGACTTATCTATCAAAGCAAGCATTTTTGGTAAAATAGCCAAAAACACACCTTATTCCATACTTTTTTATTGGATCGTGTAAATAGTACTAGATACTAATACGAACTATAACACGGTTCAACTGCTGGATCCTAGAGTATACAAATACTGACAATATAAGGATCTGGGTCGTAGAAATACGATAGACGACACAGCAAGTCAAAGTTATAAACCATGTAAACATTGGTCACAGATGCTAACAGGCGTTATTAATCATAACGATACTATTGGATTATAGTAACAACTGAACCCAAAAACAAACTGTGATGTCATTGATGATGGCAACGATGAATGGATAAAGTATGTGCTGTTTTACATCCATGGTCCTGGCCGTGTGTTCCCGCTCACGGGCAGTGAGTGAGTAACAAAAATAATAAAAATATTTTTATATGTATTTGGTCTGTTTTGGTTGACCTGAGTACACAAGTCAGTGATGAATGAAGAGGTCGCTTTCGCTCCCTCTTTTCATTCATCACAGATTTTTATATTAATAATTTATGGGGTGCGATTTGATCGCAGCCCATAGATGACTAACATCTGTTGGTCTCCTTTCTGTTTGACATGTAATTTCTTTTCTATTATTATCAAGAAATGAAACAAATAGAACTAATTCATGGCAAACATAGCATATCTCTTATACCTCAGCAATCAGGTAAGACACATGTAGCACGTATTTTTTGTCATACATGTCAGAAATACCTGAATTGGGCTAGTAAAGACATGTATAGGTATTGGTGTAAAAATAATTATAAGTCAATGGAGTTAAGTGATTTCTACCAAGATTTTGATAGAAATGGAGATAAAACACCTAAACCAGATATCTTATACATACCAAAAAAAGAAACGATAGTTTGGCTAGATGTGAGTTACATAGAAAAAGACAATGCCAAAAACCATGGGGCAAGATGGAGCCCCGGTCATAAGAGTTGGTATACCCACACAGGTAACCCTGACCTTGAAAGTCTCATGCGTTATGTTAGGGTAGAAGATATGGCAGAGATATATGAATATATCAATAGTAAAGGCAATGATTTTGCTTACTATGATAAATAATATTAGGAGACGAAACAAATGGCAAAACAAATCAACTACGACCCGAAAACAACTAACGCACGTACTCAATATAACAAGATTGATGTTAATGATATGGCATTTGTACAGGGAGAACTTGTCAGATATATGGCATTGATGAGCGAACTCAAACGTCATAGGAACCGTGACATACAGAATATCATCAATCAATGGTATACTAAAAAGACAAGAACATTACCAAAATCAAGTACTGGCGAGAATAGTCCTGAGACATTCATCAGTGGCTTATTGAATAATCTGATGTTTGGAACACAGAATGATCTTAGTCAAGTACAGATGGACGCATTAGAGAACATCAGTGCGAACATGGAACTTGTCTATGATGCTGTCAAAGGACTACAGTTACAACCAAATAGTCCTGACATAGAAAAGATTGAGTTCAGGCAAAGATTGTTTACGCTGACTTGATCAACAATCAATCTTTCATCTTAAGTTATTCATCTTCTATAAATACAATATGGATGATGATGAAATATTGTCAATACTAGGCAAACTATACACACGCAAGCGCAATGGTTGGTTTATCACTGGTTATAGATGTCCTTTCTGTAATAAACATTACCATACACTACGCAAAGAATTGTATAGTCATGTTAGATCATGCGAAGGACCTAAAGACAAGAAAACTTATTACACAGATGAGGATTGAACATGCCAGTACATGAAGTCAGAAATAAAAGTGGTAAGATCATAGGATACAGGTACGGACAGACCGGTAAACTCTACAAAAAGCGTGAAGACGCAGAGAAACAAGCCCGTGCGATTTATGCTAGTGGATATAGAGAAAAGCAATAGCGCCTGCGTGATAGGTAATGGTCTCAGTCGTGTAGTCTTTGACTTACATGAGATACATGCCGTCATGACTACCTATGGATGTAACGCATTGTATAGAGATTTCATGCCAGACTATCTGATCAGTCTAGATCAACACATGGTTGGTGAGATATTAGACAAGCGTGTACATTATCAGACAAAGTTCTATACGCAATATAGCCAGAAATGTAGAAATAGGATGAACAACGGAGAACCTATAAATTTCGTCACGCAAGATCAATTTATAGGTGATAGCGGTAGTGGTGCTATCAGATTAGCAGCACAGAATGGTCATAAGACCATATACATGATAGGATTCGATTATACAGGGCATACTACCAAGATAGAGAACGTATATCATGGTACACCTAACTATAGCGCAGGTCCTATCACCATGAGTTGCGAATATTTGTTGCGCCAGTTTGAATCACGATTGAATCACCATGTACAGACATATAGTGATGTTAAGTTCATACATGTACGTCATGGTAATCATCTGATCTGTAAGCAAAAGAATTTCACAGCCATATCAAGGGAACAATTCAACGACTTATTAGGAGAATATTAAATGAACAGATATGTGTTACACAAAGCAGAAGACGGCATCGTATGGGTCAGCATACAACCATTGATGCAGGATGTCTTAGAAGCATTAGACAAAGCAAAGAACATCAAGACAGATGGTCTTGATGACGATGACAAGAAAGGTGTAGATTTCACCGTGTTGACCATGGAGGGAGTCTATCAGTTCTTAGGCAGTTTATTGACAGAAGCAAACTTAAAAGAACTTGTAGAAAAAGAAGATAAAAAGAAGGAGTTACACTGATGTTGCTCAATGATCTTTATAATCGCAAGTTCGATAATAAGAAAGTCAATATCATGAACAAGATGGTCACCGAACTCAGCATCTATATGAACGAGACTGAGTTAGATCGTTGTATGGACTTCATGTTTCAGATTGAGACTAGCAAGTTCGATATCAATCCAACAGTTGGTGACTGTCAATCACAGTTAAGATTAATATTAGGAAGTGATCGCTATGAAGAAATCGTTAGCAAATGGAAAGAAAACAATCAAAAAATATTATCAGTCTTTGGTACGCTCAAGTACAAAAGTAAAAAAGACACTACTGACAAAACTCTTTACGATGGCTTGGATCCAGAAGATGATCCAAATGACTGGGAAAAAATCTATGTATAAACCAAAGAAACCAAAACCAAGACCTAAAAAATCAATATGATTTATAAAAGCGATGGGAGCATTATAAATGTCAGAAGAAGTAAAGAAGAACTGGGGCGGGAAACGAGCGGGATCGGGTCGCAAGAAAGGCATGATACAGAAACTATCAGGCAGCGAACTATTGAAACAGATACAGAGAACGACTGGCAAAAGGTTCGAGCAATTATTGGCTGAGCATTACCGCGATAGTTTTTTGCGCGAAGATTGGCAAGCAGTGCGTGACTATGAAAAGACCATACTCAGCAAAGTCATAGCAGACAAAGTTGATGTGACTAGCAATGGTGAGAGCATAGCACCAACATATACATTCAAAGAGAAGGAATTACCTGATTGGAACAATTTACCAGTAACGATAACGACAAAACAAAAATAGCATTTGTTTTAGGTAATGGTCGTAGCAGATTGAGTTTTGACATCGGTAAGTTGTCAAAATATGGTACTGTATATGGTTGTAATCGCATCTATGATCATCTATTTCCAGACTATCTAGTTGCCGTTGACAAAGCAATGATAGACATGCTGTTATTGGATGACATACAAAAGAAAACAAAAATCGTCATCGATAAACGCATATATGACAAACATTATGGTAACACTAGATCATTAGATCATATTGATCCATTTGTTCATGGTATCATAGATAGCGGTAATCTAGCCTGTATGTTAGCAGCACAACATGGACATACTCAAGTATTCATGATTGGATTCGACTATATCAGCCAAGATGGTTATCACAATAATGTCTATAGCGGTAAGAAACCATATAAAGACAAACATCAAACACATACGTTACCGATCAGCGTAGAGAATTGGTATAAGAAATGCCAGATCGTCATCAATAGATATGATAAGGTTTTATTCGCACGTATCAATAATAATGATTATGTGCCACCTATACAAGCATTGAACTTTGTCAATCTTTTACCAGAAGATTTCGATAAATTGTTTCCAGATATCTATGATTGTGATATCAACATACCACGATCATATAAACCAATAATCGATAAATTACCTAAGCGCGGCGGGCGTGTCATGATACAAGCACCCTTGACACATGGAATGGTCAGATGGAAAAAATAGTCAACATCATCACTGTCAAGCATGGAACTAAGTATGGGCCAGAATACGTTAACAAGATGTATAACATGGTCTATCGTAACATCACTATGCCGTTCCGTTTTTATTGCGTGACTGATGATAGTCATGGATTAGAAAAAAACATAAGACCTGTCATGCTGCCAGAAGATTATCTTTACAAGGGCTGGTGGTGTAAACCATATATCTTTAAGACAGGATTGTTTAAAGATGGTGTCAATTTCTATATCGATCTAGATATGGTGATCTTGCGCAACATAGATTGTTTCATGACACACATGCCTGGGCAATTTATTGGATTGCGTAACTATCTATATCTGCGCGAGAACCATGACGGACATCAGAGCCTAGCGAGCGGTATCATGCGCTGGGAAAACAACACATACAACATGATACATGAACGATTACAACGTGATGATTCTATAGTACGTAGTTTTCATGGAGATCAAGATTATATTTGGAGATATCATAGTCACGAT